TGAAGTATTTGTTCAGCAAAGATTTTATGAGTCAGGAAGAAGTCAGGAAACGCGCAGAGGACGGAACCTTGTTCAGCTTATACCAGTCGTGGATCCAGATAGCACTCAAGGCAGAGGCGAAGAAGATTGATCCGAGGAAATTCTTCATGGCCAATGATGAGGTGAGGAGATTATTGTCCGAAGCAGAGTTTAACATCTCCTGTTACCTTAAGAATCAGAGAGGATCTAGTGTAGGGAAGAGTACCATGGAATTAGATAAGAGGATGGCTGAATTAGCTGCTACGCCTCTAGGCACATCAGAATTCGTACCACTGATGGTATCATTTGACTTAGAAGGTTTTTCACCCAAGCAGAATCCTAGTTTCAAGGCATTAGGCATAGATGTATGGTCGGAAGTGTTTGATGTTCCTGTGTTCGAAACTATTGCGAGAGTGTTTACAGATTCTAAGTTCGTATTCGAGAAGTTTGACGTGTATGATGAGGCAGACGCACGAGGTAACGATTTGGAGGGATTTAACGGTAAGCTTAACACAGCTCTCCACTTAGACTTGATGGGATATGCAGTATACAAGTTGAAGCAGCTTGGGTTGACAGTTGGCGCGGCCGGACTGGAGGTTTTTGTAGACGATGGATTACTCAGAGTGGGACTAAGGGTGGATACGAAGACTATCGAAAGGGCTATAGACGTGATCGGAGCGGTATATGAATTCGCTGGACAGAAGATCAGCTGGGACAAGACATTCGTGAGTAGAGCTTTATGTCAATATTTGAATAGGGTATACTACGATGGGATTGAGGTGACGCCAGGGGTGAAGGCATTCATGAGGATTGGGAAGCAATCGGAAGTGACCGTGCCTAACGTGGCAGACGAGTTGATGGCCCATGCATCTGCAGCTAGAGGTGCTATACAGAACGGTACTGAACATCCCCTAGCTTACTTGTCTTACATCATGGAAGTTTACAAGACTTATAGGAGATGGGGGATGGGCAATGTCAAGAATGGAGACTACGTGAGGCTGGCATTCGTGTCTTTCATTCCTGTGGCCTTGGGCGGTTTCGGTCTATGCAGCTTATATGGATTATCGACCAACGAGAGTTTCAATTCGATACAAGCTGGGATAGCCAATATGAAGATGATTTGTCATGCTTTTCCAGGTTTTGCAGTTTTAGCGAATGAGTATCTAAACAAGGACGTGGAGAAAATGAGTGCGGAAGGGGTCGTTAGGAATCCTAC